TCCAGCCGGGCCAGCAGCTCCACCGCGTTGCGCCGCGTGTCGCCGCTCGATCGCTGGGCGACGGCCCGCAGCTCCTGCTGGAGCTGGCTGCCGCCCTGGGGTGCTCCCACAGCGCCGGCATCCCCGGGCTGGGTAGGCGCGCCCGCAGGCGCAGCTTCGGGCTGCGGCGCCGCGGCGCCGGCCGCTTCCTCGGGCGTCTCGCCGATGGCCTCCAGCTCCTCCTCGCGCGCGGCGGCACGCTCCACGCGCTCGGCCAGCACCGCCCGTTCGGCCTTCTGCTCTTCGCTCAGGCCCACGCTGCCGTCGATGACCTCCAGCTCTGCCAGCCGCGTGACAGCCGCAGCCGTGTCGGCAGCGTCAGCCGCCGGGCCCGGCCGGCGTGCAGGCTGCTCGGGCAGCGAGTCGGGGAGCATGTCTTCCGCAGGCGTGCCCGTCTCGGCCGGCGGTGCCCCCTCCTCCGCCTTCGGCGCGGCGGCATCACCACGGCGCAGCGCGGTCATCGCGCCCGACACGCCCGCGCCCGGCGCCGAACCGATGGCCGTCTCCACGGCGGTGCGCCCGACGTTGCGGGAGAGCGGCCGCTGGTCGATGTCGCTGGCCTGGTAGTTCGTTGCGACCTGGGGCAGCACCTCCTCCGCCTGCTCGCCCAGCAACTCCGCCGCCGCGGAGCGCGTGCCGGCCGCCAGCCCGCCGCGTGCGCCGCCGCCACCCACCACGGCATGCCCCAGCCCGATCTTCCCTGACAGGAAGCCGGTGGCCGCGCCCACGGCGGCCGGAATGCGCGAGCGCTCAAGCGCCATCCGCTCCGCCTCCTCGCGGGTGTGACCCTGCTTCACGAGCGCGTCGCGGATGTCCTCGAAGGCCTCGCCCCGGGCGCCGCCCGCATTGAGGACGGCATTGGTCACGCCCGCCGCCGTGGTGGCCGAGCCCGCCGCGACGGCCGCGCTGGCGCCGCCTGCGAGCCGCGCGACCTGTGCCGCCTTGGCCACGGCCACGCCCGGGAGCATGCTGGGCAGGTTGGTGGTGACGAACCGCGCCGCCAGCGCCGGATCGCTGCCGTAGGCCTTCGCCGCGGCCACGGCCTGGTCCACGATGGAATCCTGGTTCGCCTGCGCGATCTGGGCGTCCGCGTCGGCGACCTTGCGGCGCAGGGCTTCGCTCTGCTCGCCGCGCCAGTGGTCAGCGTTGTCCCGGAAGAACGCCGCGACCCCGGACTGCGGCGCGAACAGGTTGGGCACAGCCCCGGCGATGTTGTTCACGCCCTCGGCCAGTTGCACCACGGTATCGGTCGCCGCCTCGCCCCAGGTGCGCTTAGGGGGTGTGGATTCGGCTGGCCCGGGCTCGGGCGCTTCCCTGCCCTGATACCCGGTCCCGATACCCGCCTGGTCCAGCTCGTCGAACGAGCTAAGGAGCGGCGCCGCAAACTTCTTCTTCGTCGTCATCTGAATCCCTTGAGGCTAGGAAACCCAGATTGGCAGGCTTGGCACGCAGTAGCGGCTCCTTCGATCAGCGAAGGCGCTCACCCGCGATCCCGTGCGCAGCAGCATTCAGCGCTGATACATTCGCACCCCGGAGGAACCGCATGAACACCAGAACCGCCTACATCATTGCTGCAGTCGTGTTGGCGTGGACCGCGTGGATGTTCCGGTACGACCTCGTGGGCACTGGAGGGGGTGAATCTGAGGGGATCGCCTATCGCCTTGATCGATGGACCGGCGCCATCACCGTCGCAGGCCCCAGAGGGACGATGCAGCTTGAGCCCGTCGCTCCCTCGCCCGGCACAGACCTATTCAAAGAGTTCGGTGTCACTCCGACTCCGAGGCGGTAAGTAGCGCTTCGGCCCCGGCCCAACGCCCCGCTTACTTGCCTCCGCCGAAGTAGGCCCCCACACCCTGCCGCGCGATCGTGCTCTGCCACTGCGCCTCCGCCTGCGCCGCCTCTGCTTCTGCCGCGCGCACCCGGTCCACGGCCGCTTGGTAGGCAGATGGATCGGCCGCGCGCTGCGCCAGCCCGAATGTGCGCACTTTGGCGATGGCATCGCGCAAATCCAGTTTGGCCGCGTCCAGCGCGCGGCCTGCGGGCGCATCTTCGTCCGAGCCCGATCCCCGGGCTGGTGGCACGGCCCGGGAGGGGACTGGCTTCGGGATCAGGGGTGCCGGGGGGGAAGCGCCTGGGGCCGGCGCCACTGCGGGGGCTTGCCGGGCGAAACGTGGATCCAGACGCGCCATCTCCGCATCCGTGTATCCGCGCTCCAGCGCACGGGCCCGGATGCCCTCAACCTCTTCGGGCGTGCGAGCGCGTTTTGCCTCCGAGGTGAATGCGTTGGCGCGCTGGCGCTGGATGTTCTCGCCGGCCCAGGTGTCCCGCAGGTTTCCGTACACGGCCTGAACACGCTCGGCCATCTGCTTCGGATCCATCTTCCCGCCGATCCCGCCTTCGGATTCCTTTCGCACGATGTCCAGCGCAGTCTTGTACGCCTGCTCGTTGTCGAATCCAGCCTGCGGGTCAAACGCGCCGGAACCAGGCTTCGCCGCCGCCGCGACCTTGGCCGACGCGATCCCCTCCGATGCACGGTTGTGGCGCGCGGCTTCCGCCTGCTGCCGGTCCGCCCGGTCATCGTCGCGGGCCTTGAACGCGGCTTGGTTGTTGGAGCCGGCCACCTTCGTCACCAAGCCGCTTTCCGCGGCCAATGCCTCGGCCAGCGGCCGGTTCACATCGGCGATCTCCCGGAAGGCGCGGATAGGATTGCGCTCCATGAGCTGGCCTGCCGCGTAGAGCCGGGCCTGCTGATCCCTGCTCAGGCTCATGAACTGAGCCCGGCGGTCAGGCATGACCACGGCGAGCTGCACCACCCCGTCCTTGTCGGGTGCGCCCATCGTGATGGATTTCGAGGTGCCGTTGATGTGCAGCGCCGTGGCGCCGATCTGGTCGTCCGCGCCGGTGTAGCCCTTCATGGCCTGCGCGATGAAGTCGTCTTCCTCGGCGCCATGCCGGGCGGCGCCCAGTCGCTCCAGCGATCCTGCGTCGCGCCGAGCGACCGCGATGCCTTCGAGGGCGCGCAGCTGCGCAGAGCGTGAAGTAGCGGGCGGCGCGAGCGCGGCTGCCACGCCTTGCTGCACAGGCATGGGCGCCGCCGCCGGAGCGGCTTGCGGAATCCCCAAACCACGCGCTGCGGCAGGCGCCTGCGAAGCGCCCTGCGCCTGTCCATCCGGGACGGGCTCGGCTGGTGCCGCCGTCTCGGCTGGCGCCTGCGCAGCTTGCGCAACCGCAGGCGCCGGCAGCGGGATACCGGACGCGGGGCCGAGCGCGCCCCAGGCGGCATCCTCGCGCGCGCGGTCGTCGTCCACGCGAGCACGGTCCTTCTCCTTCCAGCCGAATTCCTTCTTCGCCCGTTCGTCCTTCTCGTCCTGGCGCTTGTTGTCCATCGCCTGCTGCCAGGCCCCGAGGCCGAACGAAAACCCCTTGTCGAATGCGCTCATGTAGTGCTCCTATGAGCGGAGCAGGTTGCCAGGCTTGGCACGGGTGACCAACGCAGTGTAGGCTGCGCCAGTCAGCGCTCGGGGCTATTTAGGTGGAGGCTGAATTATCGCGCCATACCCATCAGGCACTAAATTTTGAGCAGGCGCTACGCTCGCCTGTATCTCCCGCTGTCGGGCAGCTGCGGCCTTCGTTGCAGCATCGATAACCAGCTCTCCCCGTAGTCGGTGAAGGCTCATCATCCCACCAAATAAGCCAAACATTTTAATAACGACAAATACAAGCAGGCCTACCTCCAGAAAGCAAAGCGACTGAGAAACCGTAATGACAATACCATGATCCAACAGATTTTTTCCATCGACCTGCTTTGATACCGCAGCGACTACAATTACAACGACAAGCGCAATAATAGTTGCTGATAACAGGCCGATCCAATAATTTTGCTGTTTCGTCAACGACTGAGTGAGTCTATATGCCTGAGGAACTTCCAGCTTATCAGCTTGGATGAAGTTGGCAGTCAAAGGCATGACCTGGACTAGGGACGCAGCAAGGAACCCAAGGAAGGCTATAAGCCCTTCCTTCATATCAACCCAAACCGTTAAAGGCGTCCAAGCTGCCGCTGCCCATCCAATGACGATGGGTAGCATAAGCCCTAGAACGCGTCGAAAAACGGTCATCGACTAATCCGCCTTATTCTTCCTGGATCTTCCCGTTGGCTACCATGTGACTATAGGCCTCAACCATTGCCCGTCGCACGTCGAAGGGATCCAGGAGGCTACCGATCAGTTGACTGTCGCCCACCTGTGCACGAACCAAGGAAATTCCGGCGTCATAGTGCAGGCGGACACTCCCATCCGACGCGACACGTTGGCCTTTTGCTCTGACCTCCACCTGACCATCGGGGAGATGGCGCAGCCCAGTCTCCAAATGCTTCAGAGCAACGCGATCAATTTTCTTTTTTCTCGTCTGAAAACCAATGTGAACTTGGACACTTAGTTCGGCATCGGCAGGAACAGAACTGAGCAAAGACTCCACATTCGCATCGCCTCCCAGCAATTCCCTCAAAACGTTTCGCGCCGTGCTCCATTCTGTAGTTCTGGTCGCATCCACATTGCCGGTACTAACTACCTCGGATTCACGTAATTCTGATGTTTCCGGCGAGCGTACCGAACTAGATTCATTAGTTGTAGGTGGCCTTTGGGCCACGCCTCCCACAATAATCTCCTTGATGTCTTCCAAATCACCACCCACCGCTCCAAGGTCAAACTTAGCGGCAAGCACGATCGAATGTTGGTCAGGAAAAACCGAGGTTTTAGTCTGCAACAACCATCCAAGATACGACTCAAATTCAGTAGTTCTGAGCGACATGCTCTGAATAACGAAGACGTGATCTCCCTTAATCATCCAAAACATCTGAGAGTGAACATATTCGCTCTGTTCAGGAGCTTGCATTTGCTGAACAGGAACCAGAGCGGCATTCGGATCTGCCGTCTGACATAGCGCCTGCAGGTGGCCCCGTGTGAAATGCAGCACATCACCAAAAACAAATTGCGTTTGCCCGGTTGTGTCTTCGTATATGTTGATGAATAAATTATCGCTGCCCGCAGCAAATAGCCTAGATAGGTAGCGGTCACGTAACCGGTGGGCGGCACTGCCATCCGGTGAATTCATCGCAGTCCGTACTAACTGCTCCAGCGTATCACGCGACCCGGGCGGCCTCGCGAATTTACGATAGTGAATCGTTACAGGCTTTTTGTTTGCCATTGACACTCCTCCGTTTTCAATCTGTGTCATCGTAACGAAAGTTTGCACCGTTGTACTGTTCTTTTATACAGCATCGTATCACTGATACAGTCCCGGCACCAGAGGATCACATGAACGCCAAGACCATCGCCATCGCCCTGATCGCTGCCGCTGCGCTGGGCGGACAGGGGGCAGGCGCCACGGGCGCGGTCGGACGCAAGCCTCCGCCGCTGCTCAGCTCGTTCGATGACCTAGACCAAGCGGGCATAGGAAGAGGCTACCAGCCTGCAGCAAAGGCCACTTCCGAAGAAGAACCCGCTACCGCTCCGCGAGATCTCAGTTTTTTTGATCGCATCCGCTACGAGTCATGCCAGCGAGATGCGGTTGCCATGCCCACCGAGTTGGGCGTCCGCAACGCGCTGAGTCTTTGCGCCAAGAAATTTGGTCGATGAAACATATTCCAAGGAGTTCTCAGATGGTTGCCCTACGACTTTTGGCTGCTGCGTCCGCCCTCGCTCTCAGTGGGTGTGGTGCCTCGGTGCTCGCTTCGAATCCGCGAAGCGTTACCGTGGAGTCCGTGAATGTGCGCTCGGCGCAACCACTGGCTGACGCCGAGTGCAAGAAGCATGGGCGGTATGCGCGCTATCGAGCGCAGACCTCCGGCATGACCTACGACTACGACTGCGTGGAGTAGTTACCGCAGCTTGCCCAAAGCCCAAGCAGTCCCTATCCCCGCCGCTGCCCCCAGGATCGTGTTCCCTGGGTTGTTCGCCGCCGCGATCTGATCCTGTCCGTTCCGATAGGACCCCATGGCGCCGTACATGCCGGCGGCGTTTGAGCCCATCTGCCCGGCCACGCCCGCGGCTTGGCCGTATCCGCTGTTCAGGCCGGCGAGGCCCATGTTCGCGACGGTCTGCGCGTTGGTGCCGAACCCCGCAGCTGCCCCCGTCGTCTGGATGCCCATCGCCGGGTAGCCGGCCAGCGCGTTGCTCGCGCGGTCGGTGAGGGCGCGGCCTTCGGCCCGGGCAGCGGTGCGCGCGCCGTTCTTCGCCTGGGCGAGCGCGAGCCCGGTCTGGGCGATCAGCGCGGTGTTGGTGGACCCGAATTTGCCGTCCTTCGGGTTGATGCCCATGCGGGCCATCTCGGCGGCCGATGTCCGGCTCGCGCTGGTGTAGGCCTGCGACACGTCCGCCGCGGCCTGGCCTGCCAGCTCCTCGCGCTTTGCCTCCGTGTTGAAGGTCGCAGCGTCCTGGATCATCCGGTCCTGCTGGCCGGTCAGCTGGTCGCGCCGACCCAGCGCGTATTCGCGGTCCTGCTGCGACTGCTCCCAGGCCTTGCGCGAGGTGTCCAGCGCGAACTGGGTCTGCTCCTTCTGCAGCGGCGCCATCTCGTCGCTCTGGGCCAGGATGCGCTGGATCGCGCCGTCCTGGATGCCCATACTTCGGATCTGCGCTTCGACCAGGCGCGGGTCGGGCGCGGGGGCACCGCTCCCCTTTCCGCCTTCGAGCGTCATTCGGCCGCCCGGGCGCGGCGAGAACGCGCCGCTGGGGAGCATGTCCCATTCGTGTTTATGCCACCGGCACATATCTGCAGTCCTTTCGCCACATCACGTACAAAATCACGTCGCCGCCGTCGGGCGCCGCGCCGTGCAGCCGGGCCTCGGGCTGCCATCCCAGGTGCGCGTTCAGGCGCTGGGCCGCCAAGTTGTTCGCGTTCACGTAGCCGCTGATGCGCTCGCACCCACACACGAGGAACGGGTAGGCGAAGCCGGCCCGCAGGAACTCGCGAGTCATCCAGCGCGCGCCGGGCGCGCCGGCCAGGTGCACCCACAGGTTCCGGCCGTTGAATCCCTCGTACACGGCGCCGGCCACCAGCACGCCGTCGCGGCGCAGGCCGATGGCCCGCTGGCCCTCGCACGCGGAAAAGCCCGGGATGCGCTCGCGCATGAAGGGCAGCACCGCCTCGATGTCGTATTCCAGGGCGTGAACGGTCATGCCCGCAGGGTGGCAGGCTTGGTACGGGCTATCCGGGCGGGGCCGGCCACTCGATCGCGCGCGGGTCGCCCTGCCCCGTCACGTCGCGCAGCGCCTGCCGGTAGTCCAGCCAAGCCTCGCGCGTGTCGGCCGGCGTGGGCGCGTCCGGCAGCACCCGCCAGTCACACGCGCGCAGCAGCTCGTCCCGCCGCGCTCGGACGTAGCCCCACAGCTCGGCCGTGTCCGGCACCCACTCCAGACGCGCGAAGTCGAACGCATGGCCCGGGCCGGGCCGCGGCGGGAATGGCACCGGCGCCCCGGCAGCGCGGCTCCAGTAGTGCGTCGTGGGAAGCACGTCGACGGGCGCGGCCACCCACCCGCTCGGCATGCCCATGCCCACCGGCACGTCGGCGATGCGAAAGATGGTCGCAAGGTCCGGGCAGCCCGGTACATCCCGCAGCTCGGCGCAGCGGCGCTGGTTCATCGTTTTCCTCCGGTGGCGGTGATGGTCGTGCGCGCCACGGTCAGCTGCTGATTGGCGCCGGGCCCGTAGTTCGGGCTGACCACCTCGATGTCGTAGAAGTGGGTGGCATCCCACCACGGCGCATCGAAGCCCACCACGACGATCTGCGATGTCCAGCCCCCCCGCATCGACGTGGCCGCGTGCGCGAACCGCACGCCGTTGCGGCGCAGGTGGACCACCACGGTGGCGTCGCCGCCCAGCGGGTTGACCTCGGCGTAGGCCGAGAGCGTGATGCCCGACGAGTTCGCCGGCATCGGCAGGTAGAGCCCCGCGCCGCCACCGCTGCCGCCGGCCGGCACCACGAACCCTCCGGACTCGCCGAAGGACATGGCCGTCACGGCCCCGCCCTGCACCTGCAGCGTGCCAATGGCGGCGTTGCCGATGAACGCGGTCCCGATCGCCGCAGCGTCCATGAATACGCTGATGTTGTTGCTGTTGATGCGCTGCAGGCGGTTGATGAAGTCGCTGGTCTGCATGACCGAGCCATCGGGGAATCCCACGGTGTCGCCGATGCGCACCATGTCGCGCCGAGCCAGTGCACCGAGCCCGCTCACCTGCCCGGCCTGCAGGTTGCGCAACCACTGCGCGTCCATGCCGTTCGCCGACAGGATGACGTTGCCGGTGTTGTCGCGCACCGTCAGCCCCCGCGTATCCACCTTGCGGGCCGCCACCGTTCCGTCCACCAGCAGGTCGCCGCTCAGCACCGCGCCGGGGATGGTCCAGGCGTAGCCCATCCAGTGCCGCGTCTGCGTGAAGGCCCCGCCGTCCGTGATCGTCACCCCGTCGCCCAGCACCAGGTGGTTGTTGTTGGGCGCGCTGCCGCCGTTGCCCAGCGCCTGCCAGATGGTTTGCCGGGCCGTGGCGTCGCTCCAGCCACTGCCGCTCGCCATGAGCAGCAGGGAGCCCCGCATGCCGTCGGCGAGCGTGCGGCCCTGTCCGTCCACGCGCATGTTCCCCTTCACGTACACGTTGTTCTGCAGGTAGATGCCATTGGCGTCCACGCCGAACACCACGTCCTTCGTGCGCGGCGTGCGCAGCATCCCGCCGCTGTAGTTGGGCGCCACCACCGCGAACTTGTCGGCCAGGATGATGAAGGCGCTGGAGGTCTGGCCGTCGCGCTCCTCGGCCGCGATCCCGAAGCCGGCGAGCGCCCCGCCGGCCTGCACCTTCAGCGTGTACTGCGCGCGCAGCCCGTCCGAGTAGCTGGCGAGCACCGTCATTTCCTGCTCGAGGCTCGCGCGCCCGGGCGTGCCGTCGCGGTAGTAGCGCCCGAGCGAGGCCTGCAGCTGCAGCACGTTCGTGGCCATGGCACGCTGCCCGTCGCTCCACGCCGCCTGCGTAGCGCGGATGCCGGCGCTGGCCTGCTGCAGGCTGGCCGTCACCTCGCGCACCTGGCGGGCGAAGCTGCGCTCGTTCGTTTGCACGACGGTGGAAAGATCCCGGATCTCGGCCCCGCGCTTCGCAGCCTCGTCGGCGATCGAGCGCACCAGCTCGTCGCGGATCTCCTTCGCCAGGTGGTCGAACCGCGTGGGGTCGTCCAGCGTCTTGATGAGGGAGCGGAACAGCTGGGATTCGATGATGGACCGGGCGAAGCGCTCGATCTGCACGGTGGCCGACAGCCCCCCGCCCAGGTCGATCACCGTTTCCCCCGGCCCGGGCTTGCGGTCCTTGTCGAGGATGTCCACCAGCCCCTGCATCCCGCCCATCGCCTCGCGCAGCTCGCGCAGCGTGACGCCGCGCTCGAATTCGTTGCCACGCGCGCCGGCCCGCACCTCCAGATGCTCGGTCACGGCCTGCGCCCAGTTGGCCAGATCCTTGTCCTGGGCGTTGAACCGCGGCAGGCCCGGCAGGCGGGCCGCGCCCGTGTCGATCTTGCGGCTGTTCGTCATACCCCGCGCAGCTCCTCAGAGGTCGAGCACAGCACCACGGACGTGACGCGCGCGGCGCCCTGGATCTCCACCTGGTGCTCGATCCACCGTCCCGGCGGCAGGCGCTGGGGCTGCAGGTCGTTGAACGTGGCCGTGTGCTGCAGCACGCCATCGCCCCACAGGCGCAGCGTGATGGGGTGCGCGGCGTCCTGCTGGCCGTAGACCTTCGCCCACGCGAGCGGCTGCTGGCGCGGTTGCGTGGCGATGCCCGTGCGCCACCGGCCCGCGCGGCCGGCTCCGCCCGTGAAGCATTCCAGGATGTCGGAGCCCCGAGCCAGGTACATCAGGTCGTTGAGCTTGTCCACCCACACGGCCGAGCCCGACAGGTCGATGCGGCCCAGCTTCATGCCGTCCTGCAGGTTGCACGCCAAGCAGCCCCCGCCCGCGCCAGCGTAGAACAGGTAGTAGACGCCCTCGTGCTCGGCCGCGAACATGCTGGCCGGCTGCATGGCCTGCCAGTCCTTGCGCGCGATCAGCTGCCGGGACACCACCTCCACGCCGCGGGCGCTCGCCAGGCACAGCCCGTCCGGGGAGGCGTAGAGCACGCCTCCCTGCACGCCCACTACCGACCGCCGCGAGGCGCACGCCTGGTTGCTATCGAGCTTCTGGGCCGACATCGAGGCCGAGTGGGCACCGGTGACGAAGTAGGGATTGCCGGCGGTGCCCACGAACAGGGTCTGGTCGAAAACGGCCATGCCCACCACGGGGAATTCCGTCGTGACCTGGTATTCCACGGGCCAGGCATAGGGCACGTAGGGCTCGCAGAACGCCACCGTGTTGTCGATGAAGCCGGCCATGATCCCGTTGGGCATGCCCACCAGCCCCCGCAGATATGGGTTTGCGCCCACGCTGGGCTTCAGCGCTCCGTCGAACTGCCCATCCATCCGGTACGGCGGAGCGGTCCAGGTGAACTGCGGCTGCAGACTCTCCAGCTCCTCGCTCGCCTTGTCGTCCAGGAAGGCGGCCACCGTGATGGGCATCTCCTGCACCAGCTGCCACGCGGCCGCGGTGCCGGACGTGTTGCTGCGGTACAGGCGCCACTTCTCGATCGACCGCTCTGCGTAGCTCTCCCCGGTCATGAGCCTGGGCCGCTGCACGGTCACGGTGTCGTTCGCGTCCGCCTCGAGCAGATCGGACAGCGGCGACGGCTCCGATTCTTCGCCCCAGTCGGTGACGAAGGCCACCACGTAGTAGCGCGAGGACACCACGCGGTCCACCGTCTCGCCGGCCAGCTTCGCCACGCCGCCCAGTTTGTCCACCCAGGTGCCCACCACCGCCACGTCCTTGGTCAGCGCCGCGAACTGGCTGGCCAGCTGAGTCTGGATGCTCGCCACCAGCGTGGCGCATCGCTGCTGGATCTCCACCAGCCGCGCGTTCAGGCTCGCGGCCTGGGTGGATGCTGCGTCCTTGCCGGAGGTGTACGTCTCGAGCGCCAGGAAGTAGGCCTCCAGGTCCTTGCGGTACTGGATCCAGGCCGACGATTCCACAAGTTCGGTGCTGTCGCCGCCAGTGGACTGGTACTGCGGCACGGAGGGCTCCTTCGGCCGCACCGGTGCGGAGGCAGGCGCGGCCCAACTCTTCTCCAGCGCCAGGGTCGCGAATTCCTTCACCAGCTTGTCCAGTTCGGTGCGAGCGGCCGCGCACTCGGCGCCGGGGGCTACAGCCTTCTCCGCCAGGTCGGCCACCTTGGCCGCCAGGTCGGCGGTCAGCACCGTCTCGCCCGCGCGCTCGCCCGCGATCGACGGGAATTCGTGCAACTGCAGCGCCTCCACCAGCGCCGCGCGGCGCAGCGGGTAGCTCGCCGGCATGGCGGCCACCGGCACGGCCCAGCCCCCGCCGATCTGGGTGGCGCCCAGGCGCGTCATGTCCATCTGGGTGGCGGCTGCGCGCGCTGCCGTGACCACGGCGTAGAGGTTGCCCGGCGCCGCGCCGCCGCCCACGGCGGTGGACAGCGAGAGCCCGTAGTTCGACGCGGGCCCGGCGTAGGCCTTGCCTGAAGCATCCCACCGGACGGCCTCCTGGTTGCCCTCCGGCTTCATGAACGTGGCGAGCAGGTCGTCCAGCATCAGCTGCGCGAGATCGCCATAGAGCCAGGTCCGCGCTTCCTCGGGCGTGAACTCGTCCACCACCTGCAGCTTCACGATCGGCCTCACCGGCCGGGCCACGCCCAGCAGCCGGTCGTTGCCGCGCGCGTCCACCACGCGCGGGCGCGCGCTTCCGTCGTCGGTGGTGAAGTAGGTGCGCTCCGTGGCCTCGTCGTTGATCTGGCCCTTCACGAAGGACAGCTCCTGCGCATAGGAGCGGATGGGCGCGGCTGCATCCTTGACCACTTCGCCGTTCGCGTTGCGCGCCATGCGGTGCAGCGTGCGTGCGCCGGCCACGCAGGCCGAGTGCCAACGGTCGGCGGCCATGGGCCAGAACTCGCCGCTGGGCAGGAAGAGGTTTTCGTTCACCCGGGCGAGGTCGCTGCCCAGGGCGCGATCGGAAACGCTGGGGGCTTCGCCGCCGAACGCGGCCAGGCGGTAGATCGTCATGCCCGTCAATCTGGCAGGCTTGGCACGCGCGGCCTCAGGTCACAGCGCGGCCGCCCGGATGAACAGCGCATCCAGCCCCGCATCATCCAGCCCTATCGCCGGCCCCAGGTGCTGAACCAACGTTGATGCGCGCTCAACGGTCGCGCGAAACTGCCAATCGATTTTGGCCACCGACCGCTGAGGCTCCGGCATGGAATCGATGGCGGTGTTGACCGCGACCAGTAGGCCCGCCTCGAGTAGCGCATGGCGTGCTTGAGCCATGGACACGCTCGCCGGCACGCGAGTTGGCGGCGGAACGTAGGGGGCCGGCACTCCGCCAGCCGCGCACCATGCATCGAACGCTTGGCGCATCTTGTTGTCAGGATCAGCCGGGACTGACCACTTGACGCCATCGTCATCGGTGTAAAGCACCGCTTTGGTGGCGGTAAGGGCGTAGGGCGTCGTCATTACAAAATGTCCGCGTCGGCAACAAATCCGACATTAGTTGCGGTCGAGAAGAAGTAGGTATCTCCAGCGGCTGCGGCGTTGGCAAACAAGGTTACGTGTGACTTGCTGACAGAGCTGGGAGCGGGCTGACCGCAGTTTCCGGTGACCCATGCGCCCACCATGGAAACCGATGGTGCTGCTCTCATCTCGACAGGCCACGGCATACTGAAATAGATGGCTGATCCCCCGCCGGGCGCGCCCCGCGCGGGGAACGCCGCACCTCCGCCAGACCCCATAAACTGGTTGCGGTAGCGCTGACACAGCGCCAGCTCCTGCGCATAAGGACGTGGCACATAGCGGCTGCGACCAGGCGCAGACATGCACATGGCAGTAACCCGCACCGTAGCCGGGGAAGCAGTACCGACGTTGCTGATTGCACTGCCTGCCAAGAAGTTTCCAGACACCCACGAACCAGTCGTCGCAGTCCGAAACGTTGCTGCCGCCTGGATCGTCACCCCTACACGCAGGCCGATTCCATTGGTCGAATTCCATGCCCCACTCGCAGGCGGCGGAACACTGACGGTGAAGCGCTCCACGCCGCTACCCGTGTGGACGAGAGGAAAGACGCACGACTGTGTGAAATCGGAGTTACGCAGAGCCAGGAAGTAGGTGCCAGCCACAGCCGTATCGAGGGTGACTCCGATTTCAACCGCGCGAGCTTGTGCAGCTCCCCAGCGATATCGTGCAGTCGCATAGCCCTCCAGAGCTGTCTCGAAAAACAGCAAATCCCCATTTGCGAGAGCGCCGGTCGCTGCAGTGATCGCAATCTGCGCGGCTTTTCCTGTCCCCTCCACGCCGCTCTGCTCGACAACCGAAGCGACAACGGTTCCGCCGCCAGTGCGGAACGCTGTAAATCGGTCGATGAAACGCGCGTTGGTCCCGCTGGCCAAGGTCTGGGCACCAATAGCAAACTGATCAATCTCAAAGCCGCCGTTGATAATCTCGTTTGCACTCGTCACTGCGTTGTCCAGCGCAGTCTGCAGGCCCACGACAGTGGCGATTGCCTGAGTCCCGGTATGGGTTGCCCGGTCCCGGAGCTGTGCATCGGTGGCGTTCGCCGTGGCACCAGCGGCCACCCCATCCAGCTTCGACTTGTCGGCAGCCGAGAGGAAGCCGGCCGCGCCGGTGGTCGCTGCCGCGTGAGCCCCGCCGCCTGAGCCGAAGTGCGCGGAAATCTGGGCCTGCAGCTTGCCCAGCGCCGCCAGCACCGTGTCAGCCGCGGCGATGGCCGTGTTGCTCGCCGTGCTCAACCCCATCAGCACGGTGGCGCGCACCTCCGCCGCGAAGTCCTGCCATGTCTTGTCGCCACGCCAGTATTGGGTGGCCGTGCCCGCGGCGATGACGGGCTCCTTCCCGTCGAGGGTCGCCTGCAGGTCCGTCACGGTGCCGATCGTCTGCACACCCGTGTGCGTGCTGCGATCGCGCAGCTGGGAGTCCGGTGCGTTTTTGGTCGCCTGCTCCGCGACGCCGGCCAGCTTGGCCACGTCGGCGTTCGTGAAGTCGTTGACGCTCAGGCCCTTGCCGGCCACCTTCTCGACACGCCCCTCCATCTGGGCCACCGTCGCCATGGGCTGGGCGAATCCCGGGTTCGGGTAGCTGCCCGACAGCACGCCGCCGGCGGCACCGGTGGGCGTGCGCGGATCGGACATGCGCGGGTCGGTGGTCTGGGCGTACTGGCTGATGCCGCCGGCCGTCAGCCGCAGCTCCACCAGGTCGCCGGACACGTAGGCCTTCGGCGTGGTGCCCTCTTGCCCGCGCAGCACCGTCAGGCGGCACTCACCCACCACGGAGTTATCCACCCCGGTGACGCGCAGGATCTCGTAGTCCGATTCCAGGGTGCCGGCGCGCTTGAAGGCCGTGAGCACGTACCAGCTGCCTGCCGGCGGGTTGATGAGCGTGCCGGCCGCGCCATCGGACACGCGCAGCACACCGTAGTCGAGCTCGCTCGCTGGGTTGGCGGTGGCCGGCGCCGACTTGACGGACGCGATGAACTGCGTGGTGAAGTTGTTCAGGTAGAGCTGGGGCATCTCATTGCTCCTTGATGGGGACCACCAGCTCCACCTCTTTGGTGCGTCCGTCGTTGGTGGTTGCGGCGATGGAAATCTGGTACTTGGTACCGCTCTTACCGCCCGCGTAAACCCACACCTTCACGCGCTGTGCGTTGATCGCGTAGCTGGGCGGCATCGGCATGGCGGGCGCCACCTTGAGCGCCACGGCCACGATCTCGTCGCCGGGTGGAAACCAGCCGTCGAACTCGATGTCGTAGTCCTGCACGTCGGCGGGCTGTTGCGGGGGACTGGCTCTGAACATGCTGGTGCCCTGGTCGGTCACATGGAAGGTGGTCATGGCGGGCGGCACGGCGAACGTGCGCGAATCGGGTGCGGGCTCATCGAAAGGCAGCTGCTTGAACACGGCTGGGTCGATCACAATGATCGCCCTGCCCTGCGTGGCCAGCGGCGCGCGCACCGCGATGTGACCTCGAGGGATCACGCTGGCTGCAGCGCGCAGCAGAACAGCCAGCCGCGCGGAAGTCCGCGTGCGCGTGACGATGAAAGCCTGGGCCTTGGCATCGAGGGGCGATCGAACCTGGCGCCGCGCGTACACCGTGCCGTCCGCCGTGATGCCGGCGGTGGGCTGGGCGCGGACCGGGCCGCGGCGCTCCAGGTACGTGGACTGCGACAGCTTCGCGCGGGCCGTCACCGAGGCCGCGCCGCGCGCGAGGACGTGCGCACGCAGCCCAATGCTCGCGCGCGCCTTCGCTGCCACCACCGACCGAACGGGCGGCAGCGTCACCTTGATCGCCGCGCGGCCGCGCGCGGCGATCAGGCTGTGAACCTCCGCGTGGCCGAGGGCCCCCAGGACGGCTGCCCGCGCCATGACATCGGCGCGGATGTGCGCCTCGACCCGGCCCAGGTGCCCTGCCGCGCTGGCGGCGGGCTCGCTCTGGATGCGCGCGTAGGCCAGCACCCGTCCGCCGGAGCGGATTCGGGCATAGCCGCGCGCGTCAACGCGAACGCGAACAACCTGGTCTCCTGCGGGACCGTTGATCGCAAACCCGTTGAACTTGCCCCGATTCACGCAGCCCTCCGCGGCGGTTACAGCAGCTGCAGGGCGAAGTCACCCGCGAGCGCCTGGCTGTCCACCACGAACACGTCGTTGATCTGCAGTGTCCGCGGCGCCGGCAGCGCCTCGGAATACATGAGCGTGGCGGTGGGATCGTTGAGGGAATCGCCCTCCACGATGCCGATGTGCGTCACCGTCGTCTGGGCGCCGGTCACGGGCGGGAACGCAGCGCGCACGGCGTTGTAGGTGGCGCCGTTCACCGGAGCGGCGAACGCGCCGGTGGGCACGCGGCGATACCACGCCGCATTGACTTCAGTCCCGGCCGTGAATGCATCGGTGGGGTCGGAAGTGAAAAGCGCGAAGTACGGCGTGCGGATGGCGGGAAACGCCTGCTGGCGTAGCGTGGCACTGATGATCGCGTTGGCGAGGGAGTTGGAGAAACCGGCCATGGAGGCCTCCTGTGGTTTCGAGCACTCCAGCGCCCCGGTTACGAAAATGTGCTGCCAGGATGGCAGGCTTGTCACATGGTCGGTGCCACCTCGTTGGACGGCTTGACCTGCACGCCGAGCGCGCCCTGGAACAACTCCAGATGCGCGGCGGCCAGCGCCTGGTTGCCGGCGAATTCGCCATCCACGGACCAGGCCCGGAACAGCATGAAGTGCCGCAGCGCATCGAGCCACCGTGCTGGAACCCACGGCGCCGCGCTTTCGCCCACCAGGTCCACAGCGGCCGGCGCCACCACCGCACGCACCTTCACGCCCGCGCGGGCCGGCGGGTACACCAGGTACTCCCGCGGCGTGCGCATGTCGTGCATGAAGTGCTGCACCTCCAGCGCGGGCGTCTGCGAGCGCCAAGCGCCGGCCACAGCGTCCAGCGTCCACAGCGCGGTCTTCGTGATGCGGCGCTGCGCGGTGTTGGCGTTGTTGGTGATGTCGATGAGCGTCAGCACGTCGGCCGGCAACTCCTGCCGCCAGCCGGCGGCCAGCACCAGCTCGCGGTCCTGCGCCAGCTGGTCGGGCCGGTACTCGGCGAGCGCACGCTGCGCGGCATTGAAGAAATCGAGCAGGTCCGCTCGCGTCCAGCGGACGTTCCCCTTGTCCTGCAGCTCGCGCGCCACGTCGTCCAGCAGCTGCTTCACGGTCAGAGCCATTGCGCCCTCCCCCGCGGCGTGCTCGGCGTGTGCGAGCGCCACACGTCGGTGGTTGCGTCATCGATCGCGGCGCTGAACAGCGCGAGCGCCACGGCGGCCTGGTCGGGCCGGTAGTAGTCCGTGCCGGCGGTGGCCAGCAGCTCCGCCTTCGCGCCGTCGCGGATGGCCTCGTGGTAGAGCCGCGCCACGCTGTCCGGCACGCTGGTGCCGCGCGTGGACGGGATGAGCGAGGCCCGCACCTGCACGGTGCCGCCAGCCCCGAGCGCGCCCACCGTGAAGGAGGCCAGGTCAGTGGTCACGAGGTAGGCGCAGCCCGCTCGCGCGTGCCGCCAGGGATCTGCCGGCAGGCTCCCCTCCTTCGCCACCTCCAGGGGCTTGCCGTCCAGCGTGGCCGCCTCGATGCGCCGCAGCTCGGCGCCCTGGGGCAGCTCGAACGAGTATTCGGCGAAGGGCGTGCCCGACACCTCCACCGGCTCCAGCCATTCCTGCCACGCGCGCGTCTTGCGCAGGAACTGGCGCGCGGCCCGGTTGATGCACAGGTGGATGAGCGGCGCGGGCGCCGTGGGAGCAGCCAGCACCAGCTCAGGCATCCAGTTGTCCCACGATGCCATGGCGGGTCAGCCCTTCACCACCGAAGCGGCGCCGGCCTTGCGCACGCGCCCCGTGGGGGCGGTGTTCTCTTCCTTGGGCAGGCCGTCGCCGGTGGAGATCGGCGCGTCGGCGTCATCGTCGTCGTCCTGGGCGGCCTGAGCCTTCTTCGCCTCGCGCGCGGCCATGCGCTCCGCGCGCTTGGCGGCCTGCTGCTGGAATTGCTGCTCGGCTTCGAACTCGTCCTTGGTCTGGAAGCCCTTGGTCTGCAGTTCATCGGCATGGTCCTCGTCCTGGACCTCGCACGACAGAGGGGCGCCCTTGAACACGTACGCGGTGCCGTCGTCCGTGCGGACGGTCAGCTCGCCGGTCTTGCGGGCGGGGAGCGCGGTCAAAAGAAGCATGGGGATCTCCGGAATTCAAAAAAGCCCCGCCGGGCGTGAACCCGACAGGGTGGGAAAGGCCCTTGCGGGCCAGCACATTCAGGCGTTCGCGTACACCAGATCGACGGCGAGGAGGCCGGCGGGCGTGCCCGTGCCCACGCCGGTGATCTTGAGCAGCACGCGGCGGTCGTAGTCCTTGGGCGCCACCTTCGCGAAGGCGGCGGGCGTCAGCTGCACGTAGCCACCGGCCGCGCCGGTGTTGTTGTCCACCACCCAGGCGGCGCCGCCGTCCTCGGCTGCGGTGCTGAAGTCCGTGCCGGCCGCGTTCGCGATGCCGATGGAGGCGGTGAAGCCGGCACCCAGGGCGGCCGGTGCGCGCACGTAGAGGTGAACCGGCACCGTGCCGGCGGGCAGCAAACCGATCACGCCCACGGTGCCGGCCACATGGTCGGCCGCGACCAGCTGCTGGCCGCAGCGGGACACGACCAGCTCCGGGCCGCCGGGGGTGATGGCGTTTTCATAGCCCGCGAGTTGGGGGCTTTTGTTGGTAAAAGGCATCTTCGACTCCTTCTATGGTTTCAGGGGGGACCGGATCAGCGCGGGGCTGCAGCGGCATCCACGGCGAACAGGCCTTGGTCGTGGCTCACGCCGTCCCAGTTGAACGTGGTCTTCTTGAAGCCGAAGATGGAGGACGTGGTGATGATCACCTGGTTGCCGCGGTCCGCCGTTTCCTCGTGCCAGCCGTAGCGCATGCCCGTGCCGGGCGAGCCGAACGCCAGCACGCCCGCCTGGGCGCCCATGAAGAGAGCACGCGCGGTGGGCACGTTGCCGCCCGCGCCGTGGTTGTTGTGGCGGATGACGTTGCGGTGGCTGTGCAGCACCACGTTGCGGTGCATGCCGAGGGCCGAGCGGAACAGCGGAGACTTCGCACCCAGCGATGCCGCGGCGGCCTTCTGCAGGTCCATCCACGCGCCGGTGGAGGTGTCGTTGCGCAGGTCGTCCTCGTGCCAGGTGTGCATCACCATGACGAAGACTTCTTCGCCGTCCACCACGCACGGCTGCAGCACCGGGATGTTGGTGGCGCCGCCGCCCTGGGTGTCGGCACGGGTGCGTGCGTCGCCCACCAGCTTCAGCGTCATCTTGTCGGTGGCGTCGATGTTGGCGGTGCTCGTGGCGTCGCCCGCGAACAGCTGGTGGTTGACCGTGGGCGCGGTCAGCTTGTTGTTCGCGCGGCCCTGGTAGCCCAGCGGCAGCAGGAAGTTCTCGTTCACGCCGCGCGAGCCCGAGAGGTAGGTGAACGACAGTTCATCCTGGAAGCGGCCCCACCAGCTGGCCTGCTGCTGCTTGGCCCGCATGCGCAGGTCGTGCAGCGTGCGCTTGCGCGACATGCGGCCGCCGGTGTTCACGCCGCCGCGGGCCTGGTCGATGTACAGCTCGTCGCTATAGAACTTCTGCGCTTCTTCTTTGCCCGCGAGGGTGTTGTCACCTTCGACCGGCGCCATGCGCAGTTCGGTCAGCAGGTCGTAGGTGATGAGTTCGCCGGCCTCGGATTCCAGTTCCGTCAGGATCTGGATGGGGGTCTTCGCGCCCTGGCCCACCGCGGCGAAGCGGCGGCCGAAATAGGACTGCTGGGACACATCGAGGGCCAAGTCGCCGGAGAAGCGCTTGACGGCACGCGGGCTGTTCACGCCCGTGCTGGTTTTCGCCATGGAATGCTCCTAGAGAGGATGCGAGCACTCCAGCGCCCCGGTTGAAAAAAACTTCAGGCTTTCACGATGGCAGGCTTGGTACGGGCCGGCACCTTCTTGAAGGAGATTTCCGGTGCCGCGCACACCACCATGCGCGCGGTCTGCCCGGACTTCTCCACCATCTGGATCACCACGCCCGGAAGCTCGAGCACGTCCCCGGTGCGCAGCTCCATGTGGACGCGGCGCACGGTGTCTTGTGAGGTGTTGGCGGTGGTCATCAGCCCCTCAGATAGCGTTCGCGCTTCTCGGGCGAGAGGCCGGCCAGTGCGCGCTCGTATTCCAGGCCGGACAGCTTGTCCAGGTCGGAGAACTCGTCGCCGGATGGGTCGGCATCACCGCCGCCACCGGGCACGTCTGCCAGGTTCGTCACCACCGCGCTGGCGTCTGGCTTGCGCTGCGCGGGAGCGGCCGTCTTGCCGGTCGCGATACCGTGCAGGGCCACCACGCGTTTGTGCGCCTCCTCGAGGAACCAGCGGTATGGCTTCGCGGCGTTCTCCGGTGCGCCAGCGAGTGCCTTGATGAACCCGTCCAGGTCGGAAGCCTTGGCGTTGTCCTTGGCGTAGTCCACCAGCCCCAGCTCCGATTTCGTTGCGGCGTCGTCTACGAACGTAAGGATGGCCGACTTCCAGGCACCCGCCTCGGCCTGCTCCTGCATCTCGCTCGCGACCTGGGCCCGGGTCTTGGCTTCCCGGAGATCCGCGCGCTGCTCCTGCAGCTCGTCCAGCTTGGCGTGGTATTCGGCGGCGTCCACCTCGCCGTTGTCGAACTTCGTGCGCAGGTTGGTCAGCGCGGCCTTGTTGGCGGCCACCTTGTCCTCGTAGTCCGCCGGCAGCTCGGCCTTGTAGGTGGGATGCGGGGCGGGGGCAGGTGCTGGCCGTTCGCCAGGCGCTTGCGTAGCAGCCTCGGCGGGCGCAGATGCTGCGGCAGGCGCGG